CGCCACCTTTTGAAAAAAGTGCCATAGCCCCGTGCGCGGTCTTTGGCTTGTTGATTTTCTGCCTGTCCGGGCGGGTATACCCGCCTGAGCCAAACTTCCTACCTTTGTCAGCTTGGAGGAAGTCCTCGCCAACGCTTGGTTTGATACCAACCTTCTTGGCAAAAGCAGGGTTCTTGGCCACTGCTGCCATGAAGTTGTGTTGTTTTTTACTGGTCGACGGCATCTTTTTTCAACCAACCCTGCACGGTGTCGGTTTCCCAAATACGGATGCCTGTCCAGACGATCGTGAACAGTGCGGCTATCGAGGGCAGCATATCAACTAATGTCCCTACTACGGTTACAACAGACAAGGCATCAACTATGTGCTTGGCTGTTTCATGTTGGTCAGTCATATTACCCTCAGCAGTTCCAAGCCCGCAGGCTCTTATTGATACGGGAATTCGGGTCTTTGGCCGTTTTCTCGCTGGTAAGTTTCTTCTTCATACCAGTCATCCTTGCACAGAAGGAGTCGCGCCTGCTGCCGCCTTCGGGCTGGGGCGGTTTCAAGTTCATGCCTTGCTTTTTGGCCGAGGCTCGCCCTTTGGCGTTCAAGCCACCATTGGGGTTCTTGCCTTCCTTGCGAGTCCATGCGGGCGACTTAGCCATAGAACACCGTAACGCCGATAGGTGCAGTACCAGTAGACGTGTACCAAACACCGTTGGGGAACAAAATACCTTCGCCCGGAATCAGCACGCAGGTCATGTTCGAGTTTGAGCCCGTGTCCAGTTCCAGCAGCACGGTACCGCCCGAAGCGTTCAAGAACTTGCCGGTACCCGCGCCAGCGCCGCCAGTGATAGCGACAGCCTTGATACGCGTACGGCCAGAAATCAACGACAGGTTGGTCTGCGAACCACCGGTGTGTACCGAACTGACATCATATTGCATCGTCATATCAATCTCCTTTGACAAAGGGGGCTCAAGGCCCCCTCAAGATTAATTAGACGTTTTGCTGACCAACCAACGAATCGGCAACAAAGTACGTGATGTAGCCACCAACAGTACCGGAGCCGCTTGTGTCAATAGTCACGGTGACATAAGACAAGGCAGAAATAGCAGTGCGAGTCAAGCCAGCGGTAATAGAACCAACAGCCGAAACGTCAACGTTGTTGCCAATAGCTGCGCCAGACACGGAACCGCTGGTGTAGTTACGGGTGCCGAGGTCAACAGAGCCAGCGCCTGCGTCATTGATTTCAACAGACAGCACAACTGCGCCAGCCGGGAGAATCAAAGCGGGAGCGCCAGAAGCGGAAGAAACTTTTACGTTGGTTGCGGTAGCAACAGAAGCGTCAGCAATGTAGAACTGCGCGGCCATGACGCCGGAGCCACAGTAAGCGGTGCGAGTTTGATCGCCGCCGCCAGAACGCCAAATACTCTGGGTGGTAGAAACTGCCATGATAAATTGTCCTTACATACAAGATCAGTGCATCAATCGGTATGTCGTCTGCCGGGTCAGTTTGATGCACCGGGAACCCCGGAGTGGTTGCAATATATCACGGTTTTCTGGGGGGTGCAAGAATTAGTTGTTGGTGGCGCTTGGGTGCATGGCTTATTGCTCCAGCCCATAGCTTTGATGATGATCGCGTACTCGCGCCATGCCACATCCCACCAACACGGCTGGGGACTGACTGGCAGGATAGCCTCGGACGGATTCAAACCGTCGGAGTACTGTACGCCAATCCCCATGCGTGTGGGTGTGGGTGTTGGTACAGGAACGGCCCCAACTGCCGGATGATTTCTCGACTCCTGCTGTGAATCATCAGACCTAAACTGATTGCCTTACGGCTGATTCGACATCACGCCGCAATCATACAATAAAAAGGGCCCCCGAAGGGGCCCTAGTGGCAGGCCAGTCACCTCTACCTTACTGAGTCCTATTAGGCTCCAGCGGAACCCCACATGCCCAGAGGGTCAGACCAGCCGAAGCTGTAACGCTCACGAGCCTTGTAACGCACGTTACCGGTATCGAAGTCGCCGTCCATGCTGTTTTGCAGGGCGATACGCTCGAAGTGCTTCATGCCGTTGGGAACGTCGGTAATCAGGTACCAGCCGTTGGTGTCGGTCAAGAAGTGGTTAACGGTGTAGCCTTCAGGGATTGCGCCCATCTGCTTCAGTGCGTTGATGTCGTTGTCGTTCGTACCAACGCGCAGTTCGGTGTCCAGCAAACGCTTGGCAACGAACATCAGCGACGGAGGAACCAACATCTTGCGGGGCTTGGCGGCGATCAACAGACCGCGCTCATCAGTCCATGCAGCGATCTGGATCACAGCATTTTCCAACGAGGTTTCGTTCAAGTCCACAGCGGTGGCAGGAGCGTTCTGGTTAACACCGCCGCCAACCAGTGGGTGGCCCACTTGGCTGCTGGAAGAGTTCACACCGAACAGGGACACACCGTCACCGCCCAAGTACGAACCGCTGAAACCGTTGTTGATAACGGAGGCGGCTTTAACTTGCTTGGTGTACGCCATAGCACGGGCCAGCGACTTGGTGTAGCGGGCAGACAGACTGTCATACAGGTTGTCTTCCACAGCTTCTTCGGTGATCGAGAAGCCCAAGGCGATGGTTTCGTGGTTGTAGCGTGCGGTGAAAGCTTCTTGCGCATTGTCGTACGCAATTGCTTGACCCTCGTTTTTAACGGGAGCAGCACCGAAACCAGCAAGCTTGGTCTCTTCTTCAAAGCTACGCTCCGATTTCTCGGTCTCGTAGATTTCCTTGTGCTCTTCGCCGTAACGAGCATACTCCATACCGAACAAAGCGTTCAGACCGGGGAGCAGTTCTTTAAGTAGTTGTGCGCGTGAAATAGCCATTTTGAATTACTCCTTATTACGCGACGCCAAGGCCGGTATTGTAGGCATGTGAACCCACGTTGAACTTAACCAGCAGATCGGTATACGCGTCGCCGGGGCCAGAAGCAAAACCAACAACCTTGAAGGCGATCGTGGCCGTTGCAGCAAGCGTGGTGCTCACAGCAGTGGTCGAATTGCCAGTCGAGGTCGAGCCGGTTTGCGCAGCAGAGAACACCACGTTCGCGCCCAGAGCGGTCTGGCCCAGAGAGCCGTTGGCCTGCACTTGGAACACGGTGCGGTCGTCATCCACAACATAAGCCGTCACAACGCCAGTGGTACCGGTGGGGTAGTACTGAGCGTAAATTTGCTGGCCTTGAGCGTTGACGTACGAGCAACCCACAAACACGCCGACAACGCCAGCGGGGAAGGGGTCAGCGTTACTGCCGACGTTGGTTACGGGATACAGATAACCCGAGGTATTAACAGCCACAACAGTACCGTTGTACATGTTGGATGCTGTACCAGCGGGGTCGATTAGAAAAGTACGGGTGCTACCGGCGTACGGCAGACCACCCAACTCATTTACGGCACGTAGGCCGTAAGGGGCTTGCACAGTTGACATAAAAACTCCTAATTACTTTGAACCAGAACCGAATCCCGATCCGCGTGTTGAAGAAGACTTGCGGTCTGCAAACAACGGCATTCTCGGGTCATTATTTCGCATGAAATGGTTATCCACCGACTCCATCTGGTTGCGTGCTTGGTCTTCAAAGTACTCGTCACGGGCACGGGCTTTTTCAATGGGCATCTTGCAGAGCATGAGTCCACCAATTTCCACGTTACCGGTCTTTGCATTTCCAACCAGCATCAACTCAGGATGATCCTCTGCTTTAACCGGAGTCCAGCCGTCACGGAACTTCCGCGACACGTTGGTCATCATCACCTTTTCGTCACCCAGTAGGGCGGACGCTACCCAGCGATACGTGTATCCGGGTTCAGGTGTCGGGTCAGGCAGGGCGCTTGAGGGCGTGTAAACATATCGAGCAGTTTTTTCGCGTGTCGCTAGGTCACGATTTGTACGGGTTTGCACTTCAGCCATTTTGATTCTCCAATCGAGCTACTTGAACAGCATATTGCTGTGGGGTTAAACCGAATTTCTTTGCCAACGCCACTTGCGTGCTCGTTAGCTTGATCTTTCCTGCACTCGTAGAACGAGCGGCAGAAGCAACCACGGTAGTAGGTCGTTTGGAAACCTCACCGGACGTAGGCTTGTCTTTAGCCCCACCGAATAATTCGGGGAACGTTGACTTCAGGCGAGAATCTAGTTTCTCGTAGTACTCATCAGTGCGGGGATCAACCCCGTTTTGAACTAGCTTTTTGTGCAGCCCTAGTGCGTAGCTGGTGTATTCCTCAAAACCGTCCACCCCAAACCACTGGTTTTTTGCCTGCCAGCGCAGGGATTTTTCGTCCGGTGGGGGCGCTTTTGATTGGATTTGGGGCGTTTGTACCTCAAATTCTTCCTGTTGTAAAGGGGCTGGGCGGAAATTTTTAATCTGTTCCACCCGGATTTTGGCGTCCATTACCGCTTCTTGGGCCTTGAGGATGGCGTCCGTGTCAAACGCTTCCTGTGCTGCCTTGAGTTCGCGGCGGGCTATTTCAAGCTCGGTGTCAGCGCGTTGCTGCGCACCGGCAATGACAGCCTCCTGCCCCTTGTGTACGTTGCTCTTGAGACTCTTGTTCTCTGCGATCAACTGCTGTGCAAAACGCTCAAGTTCCTGCTTTTCACGCAGGACGGCTTCCTTGTTGCGGCGCTCGTCGTGGCGCGCATGAGTAAGCTCCTTGATGCGGTTCTTTACCTTGTCGGAGTAAGACTCGATTTCTTCGTCGGTCGGATCAGCAACTTCACGATCCAAGGGTTTGCGGCCCCGGTCACGTTCAGGTGTGTCGTCTTCGATTTCAATTTCGACATCGCCTTCGCCTTCGATTTCAATGTCGATTTTCTTCTCGTCTTCCAGTTCGTCTGGGAACTTAAATTCGTCAGCCATATTTACTCCTTCAAACGCGGGTCAGCCCACGAGGGTCTTGCACAACAGCATCAACTTGGTCGTCGTTGATGAGACGGAACTCTTTCCCGAAAATCTTAAAGCGCGTACCAGAGTACGTACGCACCAGCACAAAGTCACCTTCCTTGCACCATGCTCCGGTGGGGAACTTGGCCGTGTCTTTATATGCATCGGGGCCTACGCGCAATACAAACAGCACCGTGGTGGCGTGTTCTTCTTGGCGCATACTTGCTGTATCTCTCACGAGATCAAGGGTCGTACCGGCAATCTTTTGCTCGACTTCAGGTACTACGCACAATAACTTCCAACCCGTGGGGGTAGGTAGCGCGGCGGCTTTCGTTTCTTCACTGGCATCCTCGTCAGGCGTTTCCGCTGGTTGGATGTGCTGGGGCAAAACAATGCCCGGTGGCAGAAGGATTTCACTCATCTGATTTTTCGACTTTCTCAAGCAGGTCAAGTAGGTGACGCTCCGCAAGCGCTAGACCTGAGATAGTCCCGCAGAGTTTTTGGTAATCTTCAAAGTTGCGACACATGCCACCAGCCAAGTCGTCGGCGTAGTTGTTCATGTCGGTGCGTATTTTTTCGCGCAATACGCGTGCGAAGTCTTGGATCATTTAGTTGGTTTCTCCTTTTGCTGGGCAAGCTGTGCCATGTACTGCTGCCGTTGGTTGTTGATCTGGTCTCTGCTTTTTGCAACGTCGATGCCCATGCGAACACCTTCTCGTTGTTGCTGCGCGGCCAACTGGGCCTCGTTGTTTTTGGTCTGGGCTCCGACCTTCATGGCTTCCAACTGCAAGTTGCCAGAGATTTTCTTCTCCTCCAACTTGAGCTTGTCTGCCTGATTGGCCGCATCAATGGACATCTTCATAGCCTTGAGCTTGAGGTCTTCCTGCTTGATCTGGTTCGCGCCAGCCTTGATCTGCAACTCTTGCTGCTGCATCTGGATCACCGGGTCTTGTGCCTGCTGCTGGGCTTGTGCCTGCGCGGCCTGAGCTTGGTTCTGCTGCATGACCTGCTGCGCTGCTTGGGCCAGCATGCCAGAGAGCGCCACCTCGATCTGCGGCGGGAGCTTCTCGTCTTCGGGAGGCATGGGCATACCCAACTGCTGCTCGATTTGCTGGCGCATTTTGTACCCGGCATGCTCGGCAATGTGCGCCGTGATAGCCCCCATGATCTTGGGAGCCTGCGGGTTCTGGCCAATCAACTGCTGCATCATCGGGTCTTGCAGCAGCATCATGTGGACTTGGATGTGCGCGTCGTGGTTCTGGTACATGAACGCTTTCATGGGCTTGCCGTTGAGCGCTGCTTGGTTCTCCGACACGGGGTCGGTCGGCTTCATGTCCTCCTCGATCGGCACCAGCTTCTCGGCATTCTTGATGCCCAGAACGTCCAGCATCCCACGGTGCAACTGCGGCAGGTCGTAGATGTCCGGTGCCATCTGGGCCATCTGAATGACCGCTTGGTACTGGATCACGCGCTGGCTCAGGGTTGCTGCGTTGGGATCGGAGACGGGGATGATGTCCACCAAGTCGTAGTCGCCACGCTTGGCTTTCTTGCTGCCGTACTCGGGGTTGTAGGTGTAGTCCGGGTCGGTGTAGTCGCGGATGATTTTCTTGAGCAGCTTTAACTCTTGCTTGAGCGCGTAGTGGACACGGGCCTGAACAGCCGACATCACTTTTAGCTGGCGCTCCAGCAGCGCAAGGGTGGTACCCACCGGCGCATTGGCCGACATGTCCGAGACCTGCATGTCCGCCGTGGACGCAAACCTGCGGCCCTCTTCAACGATCTGGCCAAGCAAGCCCATTAGAACTTGGCTTGGCTCCTTGTACGGCAGCGGCAGGATACTGTCGCGGATGTTACCGCTGGCCACGTCGGCATCGCGCCACTCGCCCGGAGCGATCGGAGTGTCGTCACCCTTGATGCGCAGACCACGGGACTTCAGACCGCCGGGCAGGTTAGATAGCGTACCGGCGTCAACAAGCTGGCGCATCAGGGAGGTGGCCGACTTGGCATACCCACCGATCAGGTGGAACAGACCAAAGCCATACGCACCGAAGCCGGGGATGTACTGGTAGTGCACAAAGTGCTGGCGCTTCAGACGCAGGTCATCGTCCTCCAGCCAGTTACGGCGGATGGACAGCACGTCGTTGGTGCCTTTTATCAGGGTCACCACATAGGGCAGCATGATCCCAGTCTTCTCGCCCTCGTCATCTTCGTCCTCGTAGCCCTCCAAGTCCAAGTCCACATGGCACTCGTACAGGGTGTACCGATCGTCGTTCAGGTCGTTGAACCCGGTCTCTTTGTCCTTGGCTTTCTGGATGTCCGTGCGATCCTTGGGCGCGTCAGGCAACTCGATGTCGCGGTAGAACCCAGCTTGCTGTAGCTTGATGATCTCATTCTTGGTCTTGCGCATGACGTGCGTGATGCGGTGGCAAGTGTCCAAGTCGGTGGTGCCGTAGGGCAGGATGATGTCTTCTGCCGGGATGAACATGGACACCTGACGTCCAAGGCTCGGGTCGTAGTACACCTTTTTGAACGCCGAACCGGTGGCCGGGAGGCTCCACAGCATGCGCTCATGCTCCGGGCGGAACTCCACCATCGTTTCAGTCAACTCGTAGTTCATGTCGTCCTGAACTCGCGTAGCGGCTTCTTTCACCTCTGGGGTGTCCAGCCCAATGATCTTGGTCTTGACCGGCCCGGCGGCGGGGAATGTCTCGGTGATGGTCTCTGATTGAAACCGTACCACGGCCTCGGTAATCATCGGGTGGAACACGCCACAGGCACCTTGCCACGGCTCCGTGCGCTCCTCAATCTGTAGGCCCAGCAACTTGAGCCCGTCAACGTAGGCTTTCTCCCACTCCTTGCGGGACTGCTTGTCGTTGTCGATGTCCGCGTCCAAGTCCCCCGCCATAGTCTGGATGTCGCCATCGTCCATGTACTCGGCCAAGTTGGCGTCGAAGTCCTCGCCGGAGGGCTCTTTCTTGTTTGGGATCAGACTGATCTCCAAGCCGTCCATGCCGATGTTGACTTCTTCCGGGTCAACAATCTCGATCTCCAGCGGTGACTCGTCTTCTGCAAGCGCATCAATCCCAGCGGGTTGCTGGTACAGGGCTTTGTCTACATTGGTGGCCATGATCTGTCCTTAGTAATATGCCGCCGCTCTGCGACGGAAAAATTTGGGTTCGTCTTTCTCGTCCGTGTCCAGTGTAATAAACCCGCCTTGGCGAAACCGCATCAGCGCTTGGCTCGTCGTGTCCACGTAGTCGTCATTATCACCGTTGGGGAAGGCCGCAACCTCCTCAATAACTTCCCGCGCCCAGCGCGTGTCAGGTGCCCACACTCTACCCGAAGCGAACAGATCGGCAATGGAGTTGACCCGCACGATCTTGTCGTTGCCCCGGCTGGGGCTGAACTCCTGCACCGGGATACCCATGTTTCGCAGTTCTTGGATCAGCGGCGCACCTGCCGCTTTCTTCTCCACAATGAACGCGTCGGGCTCCCACTCCTTGTAGTGTTTGAAGGCGATCGCCTTGAGTTCTGGAAACTCCATCCGGTCTTTGAACGCGTCGAGCAAGATGACCTGCGCCTGATCGCGCTCCTCCTCGTTGTAGAACACGCCCCATGTGGTGCAGGCCGAATAGTCGGCCCGGCTCTTGGCTTCAAACGCCGTGTCCCACGACTGGATGATGTACTCGCACTTGGGCGGCTCCTCGGGCTCCCATATCCGCCAGAGCTTTCGGCTGATGATTGCCGCCGCGTTGGATGTGGGCTGCTGCATGTACTGGGCGTTCCAGTACTGGGGGTCGATGGATGCCTTGGTTGTCTTCAGTGTGGCCAACGGCCACTGCTCTGGCCAGAGGGATTTCTCGTCCTCGGTGTCCTCGTTGAGGATGGCCGGTAGCTCCACAATCTCCCACGGTAGGGAGTCCGGGTTGCGGCTTTGGTAGTCGATCAGCCGCCCGGTCAGGTCAAGCTTGCCCCAGCGCGTCATCACAATAATGATAGCCCCGCCCGGCATCAAGCGCTGCAACGGGCCTGTCTGAAACCACGACCATGCGGTGTCAAAAGCCAGACGGCTGTTGGCCTTTACGTCTTGCTCAGAATGGGGATCATCAATAACAAATAGATCAGCGCCACGACCGGCAAGCGCACCCCCTACGCCTGCGGCGTAATACTGACCACCAACAGAAGTTGACCACTTCCCCGCAGCTTTCTGATCGTCTGCGACCAAAGTCTTTGGAAAAATCTCACGATAGTCCTCGTTATCAAGCAAGTTTCGTACCCGGCGACCGAAGTCCTCAGACAGACCAGCGGTGTGGGTGCCCATGATGATCTTCTTCTCAGGGAACTTACCAAGGAAAGATCGGAAGAGCGGCGGGTGGGGAAGAGGGAGGGAGCGCGGGGGGCGCAGGGCGAGAAGAA